TCTTTTTTTCTGTTATTTTATTCATTATATTTAATTTAACTAAAGCTAACATCATATAATCAAACATACCTGTTAATCCAGTCATATAAAATAAAAAGTAATTGGTCATTACTAAATCTGGATAGTAATATGTTGAACTTAATGCTCCAATCATTAAAAAATGATGTATATAATCAATAATTTCTATTTTAAAAGCAATTAAATGATAAGCATGCAATCCAATTGTTAGTATTCTTGGATAATTAGTTAATAAACTAGATTCTTGATGCAATGGATTTATTAATAAATTTTTCATATCCATAAATGATGTTATTATAATTAATAAATTTGTAAATGAATGTAAAACAAACCATTTTATTTGATTAATATTAATACTGCGATCAAATAAAAATAGAAATAGTATAAAAGAAGGAATTAATATAAAATCCATAGATATATATATAATTAAAAATTTAATTTTATATTACTATTATATAGTAAATAATTATACAATATTTGTAATATTTTTAATATAAGGATATGTTTATTATATATAATAGATAGTACTATTAGACACTAACAGCAATTTTTATGTTTTTTCGCTTATAAACTTAAATGTGTCTAGTTAATAGTATTGTCTTTGGGGGTGGGGGGGAAGAGTAGGCTCTAACAGCTATCTTAAATATTTTTTTCGCTTAAAAAAAGATTTAAATGAGTCTAGAAGTAGGTTGTTGAATAATGACCATACAGCAATATTTTAAAAATGTTTCTCATTTTAGTTCTATTATTTGGTAAATTAGGATATTACCAGTTAGTAATATACCTAAATTTATTAAATAATTTAAATCGGATTATTGTTAAATAATCATACAGCAAATCTTTTTTATATCCCGCATATATAATATATATTAAATTAGTAATATACCGGTTTTGATCTCAGATCTTACTAATTTATATATATTTTTTTCATTAAATTTTATTAAAAATTTGGATCCATAATTAGTATAGAGTCGCAATCTATATTTTCAGCATATTATAAATATGCTATGTCGTACGAGTAGGTAAGTGTTTAGTTAGTGTTTAGTTAGTGTTTAGTTAGTGTTTAGTTAATATGGTAAGTGTTTTGGCTAGTGTTAGGTAAGTGTTTAGTTAATATGGTAAGTGTTTTGGCTAGTGTTAGGTAAGTGTTTAGTCAAATATTATTTTAAATATAAAAAAAATAAAGGTTTATTTTTTTTAATTCAAATATTTTTTAATTTCTTATATATTTTATAAGTTGCTAAAACATCATAATATGCATTATGAGCATTCGGCATAGGTTCATTAAATAATTTTAAATATAATTCTCCTAATTTAATACGACTACCATATATAGTCATAGTATCTTCACATTTAATACTATCAATTACATTAGTATTAATTTTAAGTCGATTAAATTCATTTTTTAGCATTCTAATATCAAAATTAATATTATGACCAATAATTGCTTTACAATACTTTAAATCAGATATATATTTTTGTAATACATCTGTAATACATGCTCCATTTTCACAAGTTTCTTTAGTAATTCCATGAATAAATGAATTAGTAATTTTAAAATTTGGATTTATTTTAACATATTGATTATAAGATTTTAGAATCTCATAATCATTAAATACAACATATGATAATTGTAATACAATATCACTATTTAAAAAACCAGTTGTTTCAGTATCTAATAATATCCTAATATTTAATAACTTATCAATTTCTACTGGATATTTAGAACGCAAATATAAATAAAAATCATAATTATCTTCATAATTAAATTTAAAATTCTTGATTAAATATTTAAAATATTTTTCATTATTTAAATCTAAAACTTGTTTAAAAGTTAAATTTTTATATTTTGTCATTTTAAATATATTATTATCCATTAACTATAGTTATATCTTTTTCTTTATAATAGGTATAACTATAAAGTTTAATATATAATAAATTAAAAAGAAAAATATAATCTTACCTATATATGAATTTAAAAAATCAGCAATTGAATCAGTTTCAAATAATTCTACATTACCCATAAATCCTCCATGTCTTAATAAATTTGGTACATGATGTGAAAATATTATACTATATAAAACATCTATAAAAACTCCTTTCATAGATGGAGTATATTCATCTATTATCAAATATTTTAATAATGGATTATATTTTAAAGGATTTGAATCATCTCTACCTGGTGAAGTATATAATACTTTCCTCATATATTAAAAATATAAATTAATTAATTCATATTTTTGATTATAAAATAAAATAAATTAGATCTTAGTCGCTAAATTGGAAACTTGATCAATTAATGATGCAATTTCTGTCTTGATTTCTGATAAATTTTTTACAGGTTCATTTGTTAAATCAATAAATGATTTTGTTGTTTCATCTACTACTACTACTTGATATTTACTAACTGCACGAAGCATCATAGTGTATGGAGTCATTTCAACATCATCTAGAAAGAGTTTGAGCATCTCTCCAGAAAAACCACTCATCAGTGCTACTCCTGGAGCATCTTTTTGAACAGGAAAGCTCATACGAGTCTCACGAAGATTCCAGAATACAATTTGAGGAAGAGTATATCCAGCAGCAATGTATTTAGCCTTGATTACTCCAAAGGCAGTTGCATATGAACTATTAGAAGCTGAATTAAATTGCATATCAGTAAAAACAAATACTTTCTTGATCATTTGTTCAGGAGTTAGACGATAAGTTTCAGCTTCACGGAGTAGCATTTCAAAAACTGCAATGAAATTAGTACTCATTCCCCAGTGTGCATGAGAAATACTAGAAACTTTTTCTCCAAGAGTTGATCCAACTACAGTGTGCCATGCAGGAGTTTCTGAAAAAGTAATAAGACGTCCTTTGAATGGTGCAGCCACGAGTTCAGAAACTGCAAGACCAAGAGCAACTGATACTTCCATTGGAACACCACTCATTGAACCACTAACATCACAAATAGCTACTGCATCACGAAAGGTTCCTGCAGCTACAAGACGATCCATCATTGCTTTCCATTGTGCATCAACTGCAGCATCAATTGCACCACGTTGAAGATAATGTCTTACTAGTTCGTGAGGTTGTACTCCTTTAGTATTCATCTTTGCTTTTCCAGACATTACTGCAGAAAGATAAGCTTCAAATTCTGCAGAAAGATGTTTCTGAAATGCTTTCTTTTGTTTTTTCATTGCAGTTGCAGGAACATGAGAGAAATTAATCTTATCCCATGTATTCAAACTTTGATGTCTTTCGAGAACATCAAGTTTAGTACGAATTGCAGTGAGCATTTTACGATATTGAGGCATTCTCTTTCCTAGAAAAGTAGCAATTTTATGTGCTGCCTTTGAAAGTTTATCAAAATGACAACCTTCGGTAGGTGCCCATTTTCCAGCAAGAGATAGTGATTTTCCAGTGGCAAGTGTAACTTCATCATCAACTAGTTGAGCAGCCATAAGTTCAAGTTCAGGATCTTTTACTAGAGGATGTTCTCCCATACTATGAAGAACTAGAGCATCTTTCCAACATCCTACATCAATAAAGGATTTAAGATTCATAAGATAAGTACGAGGAGCTGATTTTTTAAGAGAATTAAAAGCATCAAAAGAAACTTTCTTTTCTTGTTTTCCATCACGATCTCGGAGATTCATAAGGATTTGAAGAGCTAAATGTTTATTTTCAAGCCATGCTTTGGAAAATTTATCAATTACAGTTTCAGTAGGAGTATCTCGAACTACACTAGAAAAAAAATCAAGACAAACAGAACCAGTAGAATCATAAGCAGCACATCCATTTTCAGTAACAGTATTTGGTACCACAGGAGCAGCAATTACTGTATTCCAACGCCCATGAAGATTAGAAATTTTAGAAGATACTACAGGAGTAGACATATTTGACAACATTTCTAGATATAATTAATATAATATTATATCCTTAAATTATTATAAAAAGTAGTATTCAATTTTTAATGCATTAAAAATTGAATATTTTTTTGTTTACTTCATATAGATTTATATAATAAATTCATAAGAATGAAATCGAAATTAATCGATTTTAAGATGATTACTCCAACTGGAGAAATTATTAATACAAAAGATAGTTTAAATTATATTACAAGACTACATATAGCTATAAATGTAATTCCAGAACATATTGCAATAGATGTAAAATCAGACTCTCACTCTCTCTCTCCAACTAAACCTCAAAATTCTCCTAACAGTCCAACTGCTCAAATTATTGATTTTTTTAGTAAGTTTTTTTAGTTTTTTTATTTTATAATATAAATGACAGATAAAGATTCTGATTTAGAAGGTACTAAATTAATATGGAATGCTTCACTAGATATTTTATTATCAAAATGGTGCGATAATGCTAAATGTTTTGTTTGGATGCATGCAGAATCATATGATATTAATTATTTAGCTGCAAGAAGATTTATGATTTCAATTAATGTATTGACAGCAATTGCGGGTTTTAGTAATATTATTGCAGGTAATGTAATAATACCTGATTCTGCATTTCAAGTAAGTTGGATTTTTGGAGGAATATCTATAGGAATTTCTACTCTAAATATGTTACAAGATAAACTAGGTTATCAACAAACTGCAGATTTACATAAAAGATACCAAAGTGAATGGTCTTTAATAATATCAAAAATAGAAGAAATAATCTGTTTACCATATAATGCAAGACGCGATTGTAAAACATTTTTAAAAATGATTAAAGATGATATAAATAAGGTATCATTAGATGGTAACTCAATCATAAATGAAAAAATTCGTGATGAATGTTATAAAAAATTTAAAGATATACCAAATTTTGATATGCCTGAAATATGTGGTAAAATGTCTCACACTATAATATTTAGTGAAATTAGAAATATAAATAGTATAAATAATAATTATCAATTATTAGAAGATGAAGATACACAATTAACTATACATTCAAAGAAAAATATTTGTTGTTAATTGTAATGTTCCAATGTGTTTGTTTAAAATAAAATTTTTATATTTATATTATATAAATATAAAAATGGGATCAGAAGGATATTCTAATAGTTCTTTAAATCAAAAAGACCCAGACACACCACCAATAAGTTGGAATCCAACAATTGATCATTTATTTGCGAAATGGTGTGATCATGCAAAATGTTTTGAATGGATGCATGCCGAAAGTTTTGATATAAACTATCGTTCTGCTAGACGTTTTATGGTAACAATTAATGTATTAACTGCTATTGCAGGTTTAAGTAATGTAATTGCTGGTAATTTAACAATTCCTAATACAACTTTTCAAGTAAATTGGATTTTTGGTGGATTTTCAATTGGAATTTCTACTCTAAATATGTTACAAGATAAATTAGGTTATCAACAAATTGCTGATCAACATAAAAAATATGCTAGTCAATGGGCACAAATAACTTCAAAAATAGAAGAAATGCTTAGTTTACCAGCTAATGCAAGACGTGACTGTAAAACTTTTTTAAAAATGATTAAAGCAGATATGAATCAAGTATCATTAGATGGTAATTCATTAATATCTGAAAAGGTTCGTGATGAATGTTATGCAAAATTTAAAGATATACCAAACTTTGATATTCCTGAAATTTGTGGTAAAATGTCTCATACTAATACATATAATGATCTTCAAGTTTCAGCAGGAAATAATGATTTAACTATAAAAATTAATAGTCCTACAAATGGAAATTCAAAAAGTAAAGCAACTATTAAACCAATTCCTTCAAAAAAATTAATAGATAATGATACATCAAAACAACAAACAGCTAATCTTAATCAAGTAGATACTCCTGCAGATTCACCAACAAATAATTCTTCAAAACCAGATAGTTTTGTTATAGGATCATTTACAAATGATGTAAAATTAGCTATAGAATCAATCGCAAAAGATATATCTATTGGAGTAAAAGAAAATACAAATGGTTCTTTTATAAATACTCTTCCTGTAAATACTTGTGTTGACTTAAAAAAGGAACTAATTAGTTCTATTATAAATAACCCTTCTGTAGATACTATCGTAGTTTTAGATAAGGAATCAAATAGTAATATTGTAAGTAACCCTTCTGTAGATACTATCGTAGTTTTAGATAAGGAATCAAATAGTAATATTGTAAGTAACCCTTCTGTAGATACTAGTGTTGTCTTAGATAAGGAATCAAATAGTAATATTGTAAGTAACCCTTCTGTAGATACTAGTGTTGTCTTAAATGAGGAAATAAATATTAATATTGTAAGTAATCCTTCTGTAGATACTAGTGTTGTCTTAAATGAGAAAACTAATAGTAATATTGTAAGTACTGTTGTAGATACTAATAAAGTTTTAAATAATGAATCAGATAGTAGTTCTGATTCAGAAAATGAAAAAAATACTAATTCAAATGTAAATATTGTAACTTCTATTCAAAAAAATCCTACATCTAATCAACAAAAAATACCAATTTCTACTATTAAACAAAATAGTAGAAAAACTAAAAAATAAAAATAATTAAATCATCTTAAATTCATCATCCCAATAATGCCAATATCTTTTACTAAAATGATGAATTAATTCAAATGGTTTAATATGAATTCTAAACATTCCTGCATATAATCTAACAAATTCATTCATAATTTTATATTCACTAAAATCATTAAATAAATCAATATACATATATACTGAAGGAAATTGTTCTTTTAGGTTTTTGTAGGTATCAATAGAATCTTCATAATAGATTACTGTATTATATAAATCAAGTTT